ATATTGAAGTATTGATTGATAGCGGCGATCACTGATGTCTTGATATCATTATCACTGACTACCACGTTAGGATTTTTGATCACTTTAAATGTAGCTCGCAGTGCCGGGATCGCCTTGCTGCCAAACAGAGGTTTAAACGTTGCCGGATTATAAATTATTGTATCACTAACAGCCTTATAGTTATCTAATATACTATAGTTGGTTTCTAATTCTTCGCTGGTTGGTGCAGCTGGTTCTATGATGGTACCTGTGATATCCTGTGCCCACGCTATGTAGTCAATAGCATACTGTTGGGTCATTATATACAAGTCAATGATGTTGTTTGGACTTGGATCGATACGTCGATTGTTTGGACTATTGTGACGATATTGGAAATAGATGTCTTGGCGACCAAATTTGGCAGTATATAAATTAGTACCGCCGGTACCAGTCTGTTCCACTAGGGTATAAACAGCCCCACTTACATTAAGCATATAGAACTTGTTGTCATTTGGTATATAGAACAACTGTCCATTTTGATACAGTGTGGCCGCGATCTGTGCATCTCTTAATGAACTATATATAGACACTACTGTGTTGTTGTCAACTGGTTGTTGTACAGCAAAATTATCGTAGCCTACTGTCTGCACGAAATATACATACTTGCTGTTGGTGTTTACAGCTGGGTTCACTATCAGATCAAATAGTTCAGGGTTGTCAGGAACGCCATCGTTGTCACTGTCTGAGAATGTCACTAATATCTTATTGATATCTACATAGCCATCAACATTGGTCACGCTCTTGTACACGTTCCAAATGTAGTCTAAGGCCAATGGATTAGCATTGTCGGGGTTGCTATTGACTTTTAATATTTTTATCTGATCGCGGATTGTCAATCCTGTAGCCGCATCAAATATCTTAGTAGTGCCATCGTAGTAGAAGTTAGTTTCTTGCACGCTTTCAAATACATAGTTCAATCCACGATAGCTTACTGTGTAGGTCTGACCTACTGATTGGAACGCTATGATCCAACTCGAATCAAGAGCCTGTCCACTGGTGTTTCCTGCATTTGTCAGATTAAATTCGTCTCTAGTATTCAAATCCTGTGGTGTGATGATCTTCCAAGTACCTGATTGTACATCGTAGCGCAGACCGAAATTAGCAAAGGCCTGTATGTAGCTGACCATCTGTGCTACTAGACTATTTGAGAAATTATTGTTAAACACAGCAAATACCTTGTCACCGATGATGTCTTGTTCTGCTAGATCGAGACCAATTTTAGGAATGACTGCATTGATGGTCACAGGTCCTTGACCACTGGATAGATTACCTTGTCCGCCATTAGTTCCATCACCTACTACCAATTCAATAGCCGCATAGATATAGTATTTGTCTCCCGGTTGACTAGGTACGCCAACCTTGACATAATTATTAGCATCAAAATAGTTACCCGGTCCTGCTGAAAATCTCACGATAGAATTCTGGACTATGTATTGATTGTTACTGGTCACGGCTGATCCAATCTGTAGGATCTTACCACTAGCATCAATGAAAAATCCAGTCGAACCATTGGCGATAGTAGTCGATGTGTGCCAACGGATGTCGTTAAGCTCTATCACAGGATAATCTGAATAGAAGAACTGTAGGGTTTCGGGTGCTTCTGCTATGGGCTGTACCTGATCATAGATCACACGATAGATGTCATTGGTGGTGTTGTAGTCAAAACTAAATGTGTTGATAAATGTATCTTTGTACAACATACCGTCTTGTGAAAAAATGTTAGTGCTGGAATATTTGCCAGTCACGTCAATGACATCTAGGTAACGACTGATACCTGAGCTGGTACGATTAACAGCTTTGATTTTTAATATATCATTGAACAGGGTGTAAGGTAAGATATTATAATCTTCACCGGTGATCATGCGATTCTGTGTGTAGTATTGTTGTGGTGCTTTCTGCTTGATATCATCAAGGCTTTCACGTGTGGTCGCATTGGCCACAGTGTACTGTAAGCTGGCTGTGATGTTAAGTGTTTCAATACGTCCTGTAGCTGTGACATAATTTACAGGGATGACTATGCCTTGCATTTCATCTGGAGTTATCTTATATTGTAAAGCATTGCTGGTTCGATAGTAGAGCCTAAAGGTACCTTGTGGAATATTAGCAAAACTTCCGTCACCAAACACTAGATCGATCTGATCATTCGCACGTGTGTTTACTTGATAGATATTTCTATTCTGCATCTGATTATAGATAACGTTTGTATTGGCCACTGCTGGCACAGACTGCCATAGATCATTTAAATTACCATTAGCATCTATGCTGTATAACCAAATATCGCTGTTGTTGATGTTATTGGTATTAACACTGTAAACACGATTAGGAATACTTTCTGCAAAATTGAAGTCTATGCTTTGTAGAGTTCCCTGTACAAAGTAAAGAAAGAACCCTGTGTTGGCTGATCCATTTCCTAGATTATCATTCTTATAGAGGACATTAAATGGAGCATTAAGGCTGGGATTGTCTTCATAGATATATGTCTGTCCTACGCTGGTAGGACTGACCATTTCAAACGGCATCTGTGTACCTGCTACTATAGCAGAAAAAGGGAATCTAGCCAGAGTATTAGTTAATAAATTAATCTGATATTCTTCATTGATGATACCGTTGATGATTTGACTGTTGCTAGGTTCCCCAATGCTTTGATTGTTTACTAATGCCGCATTTAGGATCAGAGTAAACTGTTCTAACCAATTGCTGTTACCAGCATCTGCCCAGTTGATCACTAGTCCGCTGAGATCAAGTCCATTGCTGTCATATAGTGTTTCTGTAGTGCTAACACTGTCAAACTTCAAAAGACCTTTACTGTTGATATTGCGTTTGGGATTATAGCTGATTAAGCGTGCGAGTTTAAGTATGCTATCACGGCGCTGTGCTGTGTCAATAAAATTTTCACGAGCATTTAAGTCAGCACGGAAAGCAAGACTTTGCCCTAGGAAGGCGATCATGTCAATCAATGCGATGAATTCGCTAGATTCTATGAAGTCATTAAAATCTTCAGGATAGTAAAGCTGTAGATAGCTGACCATACTGGCACGCAGAGTCTCATAATCATAGCTTTGGAAGTCTGCATTACGGAAAGATTGATATAACTTGGTCCAATCTTCTGCAACTAATAAACTGGTTTGTCTCGTGGTGATTGCCATGCTTTTTTCCTATTATATAGTATTTATCAGGAACAAAAACTGGGTAGTTTATTATGCAGTGGTTAGCTGGTTGGTTGTGCCGTTAAAATTTAACAGCATGACGTTGGTTTGATTGGTTGGTACATAGCGTAGTTGTAGTTCTATCTGTAGTCCTTGATCAAATTCTGTAATAATAATATTATCAAAGCTCACACGCGGATCATAGCTGGCTATGGCCTTAACATCCTGTGTGATCACGCTTTTTAGATCTTCAGTAAAGGGTTCGTGTAGCACGTTCCAGATGATAGTGCCAAAGTTAGGACGCATCAGCTTTTCACCCTTGCGGATGTTGAAGTGATTTAGGATATCTTGTTTGATCAGATCAAAGTCTGCGAGACGGAAATTTCTTCCGTTCTGCGTGCTAAATCCTTTGTATGTAATGGCCATAGTAATATTTAGCCCCTATAAAATGGCTCGTGTGTTGGAGCCACAGTGCTGATAGTACTAATACTATTAGTTGTGCTTACCCAGGTTCCTGTATTAGCATTAAAATGTGTATCTGGTAACGAATTAATTGTAGTAAAATTACTAGTCGCATTAGTAAACAGCATAACAGCATTTCCGTGGGTGCGCATGTTTATATTACCCTGGGCATTTAAATTAATATTTTGATCACTATGTATGTTAACATTACCTTCACTGCGTAGATTAAATCCTGATTTGCTGTAGATGTTAATACTACCATCTTTGGTTAGCTCAACCCAGCTGTTACCCTTAGCGTGGCTGATATAGATGGTTTCTTCCGTGTCATGCATGAGTATCTGGTGTCCACCGGCTGTGCGCAATCTAACCAGCTGGTCGACTCCTAACACACTGCCGTCGTCCATGACAAAGGTATGTCCTCCCTTGCGTGATTTAACTCGGTAATAGTCTTCTGTCAGCGTGCCTGCATTCAATTTCCTAACATAATTAGGATCATCGGCTGGATCATTTAGGGGACGCCCAGGAGTGCTGATGCCAAATACCTGGCTAGGAGTTTCTCTTTGACTGCTGCTGGATATAGTACCTCGGACCGTATCCTTGTCTAAGCCCTGCTGTTTAAGCACAGCATATTGTGTTTCGTGTATGGGTTTAGGAGCATTATAAAAATTAGAATTGGTTTCATTGGCAGGTATGTTTTCATTGAATTCTACCACCGGCGGTTGATCGCCAGGTGTATAACTGGCCTTGGCATTGGCAGTCGCGAATGTTGAGTTTACGTTGGTGCTGCCAGCGAGCCCAGGTAGCATATATCTACTGAGATTTGAATTTACACAGGCCACCCAATAACCACGCATAGGGTCACCAGCGATGAACATACAGATGACTTCTACTCCGATGTCTGGTGGTACCATCCACATGCCATATGTGTGAGTTACGTTAGTAAAAGATTCTTTGTTATTCTGGACGTCAGTCTGATTTATTTCTGTGCTAGTATAGCCCATGAATGGACTAGCATAGCTTATAGTGCGCCAATTAGCTGGGTCGTCAGGGTTGCCACCTAGCTCAGGAATGAATACCTGGACGCGACCACAGCGTGTAGGGTCAAGATTGTTTTTAACTATTCCGATATAGGGAAAAGGTGAGATGTTGGTGGCTGGAGCGAGATCTGTTCTCAGGCTCTTGTTTATCTTAGTACCAATTCGTGAATCTATCGCCATGTGCGGTTCCGTTAGGTTAGTATCGGTGTGTTAATCTCTGGTTGATTAGAGGTATTAATCAACTCTGTTGGTGCCGTATTATTTACATTAATTAATCGCTGTTGCGCAGAATCTAATAATGGTGGTATTTCTTCCGTGAACAGACTCTGTGCTGGTTGTTGTGATGCGGCTTCACCGATCAATTGTGATGGTGGCGGACCCGGCACGTTTTGGACCAAAGGATTCGTATT